CCCTCTTAGGTGCCGCGATCGTGCTCGCGATCGTCCTCGGCGTTTTCTTTTCCGGTTACGGTAATTGTTGCTAACCCCATGAAAGGCTAACGAAATGAAAAAGCTTTTATTGTCGCTCGCGTTTGCGGCCGCGTTGACCGTGCCGGCGCAAGCCGATCAATTTGATTACGGCAGTTTCGGCCAGGTCAACGGGCAAAACATCACCATAACGTCGCCCACAAGTATCGGCGTAAGCGCCGGCATGATCGTGCTCAACGGCACCGGGCCGAACGCCGGCCAAACGCTTGACGCATGGTGCGTTGATTTATTCGATCACCTCCAATCGAACGCGATTTACAATATCGTTCCGTTGACGACCGCGGGCGTCGGCTTTCCCAATCCGATTTTAACCAACCAACAAATTGCCGAGCTCGGATCGCTCATGATCCACGGCACCACAAGCACGCTCGGCAATACGTTCGGCCTTGACGGCTCGGCCGCGTTCCAACTCGCGATTTGGAACGTCGAATATCAGGGGAGCTTGCTCGATAACGCATCCGGCGCGCTCGCGACCTTAGTCGCGGCGCTCGTCGCCAACGTGCAACCGGGCGGCCTTTGGGATTGCCCGACTTGCTCGGTCGAATTGCTCGACGCGCCGGCGCAAAATCAAATCCTGGCGTTTGGCGTCGATACGACACCGTTGCCAGGCGCCGCATGGTTGTTTGCCGGCGGCCTCGGCTTGCTCGGCGCGTTCGCCCGAAAAGGCCGGCATACCGCCTAATGGTATAGCGGGCGCCGAACCGCTCGCTATCCGTCGCGTCGCGAGTGCTTTGCTCCCTTAGCATTGCGCCACAACTCACGGCGCGACGGTCAATCAAATGGAGCGCGACAACCATGCCCGACATTGATCCGCCGGACGCCGACGAAACCTATCTCGACTTTATGGATCGTTGCACCGACGACAACGACGAGGATTCTTGCCAAACGGTTTGGGACGACGCCCAGGACGAAAAGAGCGGCGCCCGCATTGTCCATAAGACGATCGCCTCGAAAGCCGACGGGCTTGATTTTGTCCTGTCCGACGAGACGCCCGACCGCATGGGCGAGATTATCGCCGCCGACGGTTGGCAATTGGAGAATTTCAAGAAAAATCCGATCGCGCTTTTCGGTCACCGCGGCGATTTCCCGATCGGCAAATGGAAAGACTTGCATGCCGAAAAAGGCGCCTTGCGCGGCAACCTTGAGCTCGCGCCGGCCGGCACAAGCGCGCGGATCGACGAGCTCCGCAATCTAATTGAGGCCGGCATCCTCAAGGCCGTATCGGTCGGCTTTATCCCGATCGAAAAGAAAACGATCGACGCGCGCGCCGACGAGTTTTTCGGCCCGTTCAAGTATCTCAAGCAAGAGCTCGTCGAGTGTTCGCTCGTTAGCGTCCCGGCTAACCCGAACGCGCTCGCCGTCGCTAAGTCGCTCAAAGTCTCCGACGATACGCTCAGCATGGTGTTCGGCAAGCAAGCCGACAAGAACACCACGCGCGCGGGTCGCCGTAACGGCAAGCAAGCCGAAACCTCTCGCGAAACACGAAAGACGACAACCATGTCAACGCTTGCTCAAAACATTATCGACGCGGAAAAGCGGTTGCTCGCAAAAAAGGACGAGCTCGCCGCTTTCCACGACGCCAAAGGCGACGGCAACTATACCGACGCCGATATGGAAACGATCGGCAAAGCCAATGCCGAAATCGCGCACGAGCAAAAGCTCCTGGCGACGTTGCGCGAATCCGAGAAAAACCTCGGCGTGCAATCCGCCGACGGCGGCCGCTCGATCGTGCCGGCACATGCGGCCAAGTCCAACGGCTCGACGGCGATCGTCTCGCCGCCGCGGCCGTTTAGCGTCCCGGCCAAAAAAATGACGGCGCTCGATTTGCTATGCCGCGCCGGTGCTATCCAAATTGTCGCGCATCGGGACCGCAAGCCGGCCGGCGAGATTTGCCGCACGGTTTACGGCGACGACGAGGCAACGCGGGCGGTGCTTGAGTGGCAAATGCGGGCCGCAACCGCGCCGGCCATGACAACGGTTACCGGGTGGGCCGCCGAGCTCGTCCAGCAAATCGTCGTCGATTTCATGGCAACGCTCTATCCGAAAGCGATCTATCCGCGCTTTTCGGCAATGGGGCTTTCGCTCACGTTCGGCCGCAACGGGAAAATTATCATCCCGACCAGGTCGCGCACGCCAACGATCGCCGGCTCATTCGTCGGCGAGGGCTTGCCGATCCCGGTACGCCAGGGCGCCTTTACCTCGCAAACGCTCGTCCCGAAAAAGATGGCGGTTATCACCACATGGACGCGCGAGATCGACGAGCACTCGATCCCGGCGATCGAGGGCTTGCTCCGCGACGCGATCCAAACGGATACGGCGATTTCGTTGGATAGCGTCTTGATCGACGCCAATCCGGCGACCGCGATCCGGCCGGCCGGCATCCTCAACGGCGTCGCGGGCCTAACGCCAACCGCCGGCGGCGGCTTTGCGGCGTTGACCGGCGATATCAAGGCGATCTCGGGCGCCTTGCTCACCGGCACGCTCGGCAACGTGCGGAATCCGGCCTGGCTCATGAACCCGCAACAAGTGAATAGCGCGGGCTTAGTGGCGGCACCGGGCGCCGGCGTATTCCCGTTCCGCGACGAGGTCGGGCAAGGCCGCCTCGGCGGTTGGCCGATCATCGATTCCGGCACGGTCCCGCTCGGCACGATCATCGCCGTCGACGCGGCGGATTTCGTGAGCGTCACCGGCGACGGGCCGCGGTTCGAGATTTCGGACCAGGCGACCTTACATATGGAGGATACGGCGCCGACCGATATCACGACGGCCGGCACGCCGCCGGTTGCCGCCTATCCGGCAAAATCCATGTTCCAAACCGACTCGTTGGCGTTGCGGTTGATTATGCCGATCAATTGGACGATCCGCCGCGCCGGAACGGTTGCTTGGATGGCGGGCGTTACCTGGTAGTCAAGCCGGCCCGTTGTATCCCGGCGGGCCGGTCAATCCCGTTCTTGTGAAATAGGAAAGGCAAGCCAATGACCGACACCGATCACGCCGCGGCGGCGAAAAAGCACGCCGAGGAGACGAAAAAGAAACTCGCCGACGAGCGCGCCGCGCGCGAAAAGGCGAGCAAGGAAAGCGCCAAGACGGCGGCAGATACCAAGCCGACGCCGACGCAAGAGGAAAACGACCTCGCCGCCTCGGGCGTTCACGTTCCCGAGCACGAGGACGACGGGAGCGGTCCCGATCCAAACGTCCCGCAATCGAAAGACAAGCAAGTCGAGGCCGGCAAGACAAAGCCCGGCTATGCGACCAGGGCCGCGACCGCGTGAGCGTCCGCGGGTTTCTTAACCGCGTTGCGGGCCGGGTGATTGGTAAAGCCGAAGGCGATTACCGACCCGGCCCGTATTACTTGCCGGTTACCGGCGGATGGTTGCCCGAGGGCGTGCCGGACAATTGGTGGCAATTGGGCTTTACGCCGCAAACCGGCGCTCAATCGGCGATGGTTGAGGCGTGCGTTTCGGCCTACGCGCAAACGGTCGCCATGTGTCCCGGCGATCATTGGATTACCAACGACGACGGCGGCCGCGAGCGGGTCGAGACGAGCGCCTTGTCGCGCCTGTTACGGCATCCCAACGATTACCAAAGTATTTCCGACTTTTTGCTCAACGCCACGCGCGGGCTTTACCTGACCGGCAACGCCTATGCGTTGGCATTACGCAACGATCGCTTTGAGGTCGACGAATTACACTTGATGAATCCCGACTTGTGCTATCCGCGCGTCGCCTATAACGGCGAAATCTTTTATACGCTCGGCGGCAACGACGTTATCGCCATGCGGCTCAATAGCCCGCAAGAGCTTATCGTCCCGGCGCGCGACGTCTTGCATATCCGCTTGCATACCGAGCGCGCGCGTTTTCCGACGCCGCTCGTCGGCGTCTCGCCGTTGCTCGCCGCCTATTCCGATATCGCCGTCGGCACCGCAATCGCCAACCAACAAACCTCGTTTTATCGCAACGAGGCGCGGCCCTCGGCGGTGCTCTCGACCGACCTCATACTCGACAAGGACCAGGTCACGGCGTTGCGCGATCGTTGGAACGAGCAAGCCAAGGGAATGAACCAGGGCGGCACGCCGATCTTAACCGCCGGCCTCAAGGTGCAACCTTGGGCGATCGCGTCAAAGGACGCGGCAACCGCGGAAATTCTCAAATTGAGCAACGAGAATATTGCGCTCGCGTTTCGGATTCCGTTGCAAATCCTCGGCCTCGCCGGCGGCCCGGTCAACTCGACCGAGATCCTCATGCAATCCTGGATCGCCTCGGGGCTTGGCTTTTGCCTCAACCATATCGAGGAAGCGATCGGCCTCTTGTTCGCGCTCGACGGCCAACCGTACGAATACGTCGAATTTGATACCGCGGCGCTCTTGCGCTCGGCCTTTAAGGACCGGATCGAGGGCCTCGCGCGCGCGGTGCAAGGTGGCATCCTGGCGCCCGACGAGGCGCGCGCGCTTGAGGGTTACGCCAAGGTTCCCGGCGGATACGGCAAAGAGCCGCGC